TCATTTGTCGTCCCCCTCGCTGCGGAACATCATGATTGTCAGGTCGCCTTTAGTGGCCAGGCGAACGGTAGAGCCAGGTTCCAGGCTGTTGAGCTCAAAGGCGTCATAAAACTCATTCACAGCTTTCTGGCGGCGAGATTCCTTACGACGCTTGTCCCACTGCCTCAGAGCATTTTTGGTAATCCACTGGCCTGTTTTAACCATGATGTATGCCCACCCCAGAATGGCTAAACCGGTATTGAGATAAGTGGCGATGCTCATTTGTCGGCCCCCTCGCGCAGCTGCTTGGAGAAGTCGTCAGCAGCAAGTGCAACCCCTTTTGCTAAAGCGTCAAAAAACTGGTCATCACCAGGAATTCGAAGTTTTGCCGCGAACTCCTCCACCCCATCAGCCTTAATCCCGGCTACGATGCGATCTGTGGCGGGGGTTTCGACCTGCCACCACAGCAGATGCATCTTCGGCCCCTCAAAAGCGCCATCAGACTCATAACCACGCAGTTCCTCAGATAAGCAATCGTTCATAGCTTTGATTTGCACATTCTCCGCCTCCAGCTGCTTAAACGCTTTCGCCAGCTTCAGGAACTTCTGCTCTCTTATCGACAGCTCGCCTGCCGACTCCAGCGACCGAATGAGCTCGTTTACTGCCTGTAATGTGATAGTAGAACCCCTCTTTTCATCAGCCACCAAAGAGACAGGAGAATGGCGCCGCATATCCTTGACGCGATAACGGCGAACCTCGGTCTCGTCAATTCCGCAGCAGATGCAGAGACAAATGTCCTCCATCTCACCATGCAGCGTCTCAGTCGCCGGAACACTAACCGGAACATCAACCCAGGTGTTAGAGCGAAGTTGACCAACCACCTTATGAACAAACATCTCGTTAGGTACGCCGTGGCGTTTCTGCTCGATGATTGCGTAATCACCAAATTTGAATTCGATTTCGTTTTTCATGCCTGCGCCCTCCCGTAGACCGCTAAAATTCGCTTCATAACCGGGCTCTGCCGGCACTCGTTGAAAATCTGATTGGTGCTCTTCCTGCCTGAAATTTCTTCTTCGGTGGCCAGCCGGTAATAAACCGTCCGCCACACCCGAGCTTCCGCTACCAGTACCCCCTGCTTTGCCAGGATATTGGCAGCCTGGTTGATGCAGGTGTGCGTCATTCCGGAAGCCGCGGCGACATCTGGAGAGCTGCAGGTTTTATGCGTTTTCAGGTAGTTCAGAATTGCGTCTTTTCCTGTCATGACCGGTTCTCCCGATAGCTGTCCCAGGTAAACGAAATCGTGCAGCCGCCGCCGTCGTTCATGCGGTCGATGACGCGCTCGCCGATGAACTGCGTCAGCTCATCCTTTGGTAGGTTGCTGATCAGGATCGTCGGCTTCAGGCGCTCGTAGCGGGTGTTGATGATTTCAAACATGATCATCTTCTCGGCTTCGCTGCCGAACTGAATGCCTACCTCGTCGATAATCAGCAGGTCCGGCTTGGTGAAGAAGCGGATCACGTCTTCCTCGGAGCGGGTCGCCGTCTTTGACCAGGTGGATTTAAACTCCCGGGCGATTTTCAGCGCAGTGGTGAACACGACCGGGCTCTGGTGCTCTGCGATAACGCTTTTCGCAATTGCATAGGCCAGGTGGTTTTTCCCCGTGCCGGGTTTGCCGCACATAACCAGTCCGCCGCCGTTCTTCCGGCGATCTGGCCAGCGGCTGGCATACGCTCGGCAGACTTTCAGCGCCCGCGCTGCTTCTTCGCTCACCGGCTGGTAGTTATCCAGCGTGCAGGCTTCGAACCGGGCCGGGACCTTGAGCTCAAGCATCAGGCGTTCAACATTCGCAGTGCGAGTTCTGTCATCCGTTTTTGCCTTCTCGTTTCGCAGGAAAACGAGCTCATCTTTCAGGCATCCCGGGCAGCTTGTCGGCGCCCCTGGCAGACGGACAAGGCCAGTTGATACGCGCTGGCGTTGCTCATAGTCGCCGTGCTTTTCGCAGACCACTAACTGCTTAATGACTTCGGTGTTTGGGATGTCCAGCGCTGGCTGTGACAGCTCCTGCAGCTGTTTTTCGACCAGGGTGATTCTTTCGTCCAGGTTCATTGCTGATCCCTCATCCAGTCCGGAATTTCGGTTTTGCCGTAGTCTTTGTCAGCGAACCGTTCAGTGACGCGGGACTCCTGCCGGCGCTGCGGTCTGGCGCCTTTCGGCTCAAAGAGTCCCTGCCAGCCATTCGCGATGCTCTGGTTAATAATTTCTTCAGGGGAGTAACCGTTCAGTCTGCAGCGGTCCAGCAGGTTGATAGCCTGGGTGACCGTCTGCTGAGACTTGATCGGCTTTTTCAGGTCACGACGGTATGCCACCCATGACGACCAGATTTCTGCAGAAAGCCAGTCAGGCAACTGAACAGCTAACGCATCGAACGAAACCGCCCGGGGGGATTTAGGGGGGTTATTAATATTGTCTTTATTGTCTTTTGTATGTTTGTCTTTTGTATGTTTGTCTTTTGTGTTTACCTTATTCGGGTAATAGGCGTTACCTGATTCGGGTAAACTTTTCTTACCTGATTCGGGTAATGTTACCTTTTTCAGGTAAGTTTTCTTTTCTGTACCTTTTACGGGTAAAGATGACCATTCGCTGACCGTTTTATTAATCCCGATAACACGACCGGTTTGAGTTAATATCCCCCGCTTAACCAGGACGCTTTTTGCAGCTGAGCACTTATGCGGGAGAATGCCGGTCAGCTCCGAGAGCTGCTCGTTACTGACCCAGTCAGATTTCTTGTTGAAGCCGTATGTTTTGCGCATGACAGCCATGAACACCAAAAGCTGATGCTGCGACAGACCCGCACGCATGACAGCTTCAAGGAGCTCATTGGCGATGCGCGTAAACCCATCGTCGAGATCTGCCACGCGCAGCTCCTGTAGTGCCACGACAGGCACAGGGAAATTGATTACCTCGGCAGTATTTGCCATAATTACTCCTGTGAATTGATCCAGTTAATTCGCGTAGAAAGCCGTTAGTGTTCGAGCACTGCGGCTTTCGCCTTTTCTGCCCTTCATTAGTCCCATCCCAACGGTCCTGGTCGGCACCGCTCTGCACGTAATCCGATATCTGCCAGCGTTTCTACTGACTGCAGGTAGTGGCGGGAAACCACAACCGCTTCTGGCGGAACAACCTGCAGGCCTAACGCAGCAATCTCTTTCGCCATCTCGGCGTAGTACCCTTCGCTCTTACGGCGACTAATCGTTGATTCGCTGACCCCTCGCATTTCTGCAAAAGTCTTCTGGCCAATGGACAAAAGCCGGTTTAACAAAATGCCTTCAATCTCAATTGGGTTGAGAATTGGCGGCTCTAACTTTCGGGCTATTGCATTCTCCATCTGTGATACTTCCTCTGGTGGTGTTTGAAAGGCCGCCGGTTAGGCGGCATTGGTTTTATTCCCTTGCTCTCCAAAAAGAAGCCAGCGTGGCTCGCACTGAAGGGCAGTCGCCAGCTCAATGAGCTTGCGTGGGCGTTTTGTTAATCCGGATTCAACTTGCTGAATAGTCTGCTGTTTGGTTCCAGAAAGCTCAGCAAGACCGGCCTGGGTCAAATTAAGTTCACTGCGGCGTTTTTTAACGCGGTCAGAAAGAGTTTCCATGATGCCTCCTTTACAAGGTTATTTGTATTTTATTGTCAAACAAACTTGTTTGTCAAATACCTTGTTTCTTGTAAGCATGAGGGATCGGTTTATGAGGTGGATATGAATATTGCGGACAGAGTAAAACTTAGGCGTGCGGAGCTATCATTGACGCAAGCGGAGCTGGCTTCACTAGCTAAAACCTCTCAGCAGGCCATACAGCAACTCGAAGACGGAAGGACTAAGCGCCCAAGATACTTGCCGGAGCTGGCAGCAGCTTTAAAGTGCTCAGTTAGCTGGCTCTTAACTGGTGAGCATGAAATGACCAGTGAAATTCCTCCCGAAAAAGAATGGTCCCAAGTCGATTCATGGGACAAAAATACCCCACTAAGTGAGGGCGAAGTAGAAGTGCCTTTTTTGAAAGATATCGAATTTGCCTGTGGGGATGGCCGCATTCAAAGCGATGATCACAATGGCTTTAAGTTGAGGTTCTCCAAAGCAACTTTACGAAGAGTTGGCGCTAACAGCGATGGTTCAGGAGTTATCTGCTTCCCAGCCACTGGAGACAGTATGGAGCCTGTTATTCCAGATGGAACAACGGTTGCAGTAGACACCAATAACAAACGGATCATTGATGGAAAACTATATGCTATCGCGCAACCAGGTGCCGGAGATGAAAAGCTAAAGCGGATAAAGCAGTTATACCGTAAGCCAGGTGGAATTCTTGTGATACGCAGCTTCAACCGAGAGGACGAAGAGGCAATGGAGCAAGATGTTGAAATCATAGGAAGGGTTTTCTGGTATTCAGTTTTACTTTAACCTTTAAGGTATTGTAATCATGAGTTTTTTCTCTTTTTTGCTTGGGGCATTCTTAGCAGTTACGTGTTGCCTGTTCGTTTTTATTTGGCATAAAAAACAGTCCACAAAAAAGAATTTAAAACAGTATCAACCAGTTAGCATAGACTCTTCGGTTAAAAATGCGAAAACGCTACTTAATGCGGCTGATCACAGTTATGCAGTTGATAACAATGCCCTTGCGGCTGTATGGAAATCAAGGGGCTGCAAAGAGCATGCAGAACGAGAGGGTAGGATCTATACAATTAAGGGATCATGGGCGATAAAGAAAAAATTGATAAAGCCCGGGGTTGATGGATTTCTTAATGATATACCGCTTCCAAGGGATTGCGGGTGCTATATGACTTACATTTATAACCTTCGCAGCCTTCCCCCTTCTATGCTTACCCCTTCCGCAATAAAATCCCTGCAAAAATAACCACTATCACTACTGCAAAGCCCGATGCCGGGCTTTTTTTTCGCCTGTAACACAACATCCCTTCCTGAAACAAGCCAAAAAACAAATATAAAAACAACAAAAACAACCACTTGATTGTTAAATACAACAAAATACAATTTTATGTGTTTACAAGATTGATTGTATTTTGTATATTCAACTCATCCAAACAACACCGGCAACGCCGGACGTAAGTCAAACGCTCAGCTGGCCGGCTTTAAGGCAAAGGTGAAGAGATGACCGCAAAAAAATATGCCCTTGAGTGCAATTCCGAGTATCTCCGGTACCGCGAGAAATGCCGCAATACTCGCCGAGGTGATGGGGTTCATGACCTGTGGGTTAAGTTGGCATGGATTAATCGTCGTGACGCAAGGGCGTGGGCTTCTCAGGCTGCATGAGATTAATTTTCGAGGTACTGAAGAATGATCCGAGAACACGAAGTACCTGCATGGCACCGGTTCTGCTTAAAGGTTGCTCTGCTTGTGATTGCGGTTGCATGGGTAAGCTTTGAATTTTGCTGGGGTGTCGCATGAGCAAACAAGGCATTCGTTCACTGATTTACTGCCTGCTGATCTGCGGCGTTATCTGGACAGCGTTGATTATCAAAATTCTGCACGTTACGGGGGTGTTCAATGGCTAACTCAATTCCTAACAACGGACGCGCCGTGATGATGCGTAACGCTAAAACTGGCGCCACCTGGAAGGTTTCACGTGACTACCTGAAAGAAACCTTCTGGTTCGAGCCGCAAGGCAACCTGCGCCACATTCGCAAAGCATTTGAGGCACGCGACCTGCTGCCGAACCTGGTACCAGCCGGGACGCATTAACCGAGCATATCAGCGCACGAATTTAACTGAGCTATCAGGCGGCTTTCATCGCGCCGGGGATTCTTACAACCAAATTTCAGGAGCGAGCTATGAACGCATACCGCGCATACGACGTGATCGAAGAGCGTAAGTGGGCTGAGCAAACGCTGGACGAAGAGAAGGAAAAGTGGATTGACGATCGGGCGCAGGAAATTATCGACGCCCTGCCGAAAGAGCCGTCAGGCCTGTTCCGCTTCTCTGTACCGATGGACAAAAGCCCATACGAAGGCCTCCGCAGCGATGCAGCTGGCGAGGCATATAACGATCTCATTTCGGCAGTAGCTTACGCCCAGGCGGAATACGACTGGGATCACCGCACCGGCTGCCCGTTTTAACTTTGAGGGGAATTCTATGAGCACAGCACTTTCTACAATGGCCGGGAAGCTTGCCTCCCGCCTCGGCATGGATGCCGGAACTGACCTGATGAACACTCTGAAAAATACAGCATTTAAGGGTGGGAATGTCACTGATGAGCAGTTCACGGCACTGCTGATCGTCGCCAACCAGTACGGACTAAACCCGTGGACGAAAGAGATTTATGCATTCCCGGATAAAGGCGGAATTGTTCCAGTGGTCGGCGTTGACGGCTGGGCCCGAATCATCAACGAACATCCTCAGTTTGATGGAATGGAGTTTGCCTACGACAAGGAAGAAGGCGCGTGTACCTGCAAGATATACCGGAAAGACCGCACACACCCGACCATCGTTACTGAGTACATGGGAGAGTGTAAACGTAACACTCAGCCATGGCAGTCCCATCCTACCCGTATGCTTCGTCACAAGACGCTGATCCAGTGTGCGCGTCTCGCATTTGGGTTTGCTGGCATTTTCGATCAGGACGAAGCCGAGCGCGTGATTGAAGGGAGTGCGGCAGAGGTTCATGTAGGGCATGAATCTGATAGTCGCCGCCCGGAACTGATCGCAAAAGGCGAGTCTGCCGCACGCCTTGGAACTGTTAAGTATCAGGAATTCTGGGTGGCGTTAAGCGCAGAAGAGAAACAGGTTATCGGCGCGGTTGAGAAGCGTCGCATGTATGACATGAGCCTTGCAGTCGACAGCGCAGAACCTGTCGATGCCGCAGCGCCGGAGGATAAATGATGGAACAACGCACCCCACTATGGTTTGCCGCTCGCTGCGGAAAAGTCACAGCCAGCCGCCTTGCTGACGTCATGGCCAGAACCAAGTCTGGCTATGCAGCAAGCCGACAGAACTACATGGCCGAGCTGATTTGCCAGCGCCTCACCGGGAAGCTTGAAGAAGGTTTCTCCAACGCCGCAATGATACGCGGAACAGAACTCGAGCCGGTAGCACGCGAGATGTATGCGCTGAATGAGTTCGATGCCGAAATCACTGAGGTGGGGCTTATCGATCACCCAACTATACCAGGATTCGCAGCAAGTCCTGATGGGCTTGTTAATGGTGATGGGCTTATCGAAATTAAGTGCCCCAACACCTGGACTCATCTTGAGACCTTAAAAACTGGCGAGCCAAAACGCCAGTACCTGCTGCAGATGCACGCTCAGATGATGTGCACAGGGCGTAAATGGTGTGATTTCGTTAGTTTCGACGATCGTCTACCGCCAGACCTCGCCTATTTCAAAAAGCGCATTCACTTCGACGAAGCACTGGCAAATGAGATTGAGTCCGAAGTGAAAAAGTTCCTGGATGAGCTGGATAAAGAGATTTCCAACATAAAAAACCACGACCATGCCGCATGAGAAAGGCAGATACGAAAAGAGGTGCGCAATGACTGATTATGGCGGATCGAAAACTCCAAAAAATGAACGTGACTACTGGCAAACGCCGATTGAAATTTTCAACGCGCTCGACCGCGAGTTTGGCTTCTGGCTGGATGCTGCAGCCTCTGAGAGTAATGCGCTATGCGCTCACTATATCACTGAGCTGGATGACTCGCTGAACAGCGAATGGTCGTCATACGGGGCGATCTGGTGTAACCCGCCCTATTCCGATATCGGTCCATGGGTGGAAAAAGCTGCTGAACAATCTCGGGCGCAGTCTCAGGCCGTAGTGATGCTGTTACCTGCTGACATCTCTACTGGCTGGTTTATTTCAGCCATGCAATCAGCTGATGAACTCAGGCTCATAACCGGCGGCCGTGTTCAGTTTGTTCCGGCATCCGTTACAGGAAAGCGCCAGAGCAACCCCAAAGGCTCGCTTCTGTTTATCTGGCGTCCGTACATCACCCCGCGACACATCATCACGACCGTATCGCTGGCTGAGTTAAAGCGGATCGGGAATCTGGAGGCAGCATGAGCGCAGAACTCATAGATCAGGCCAACGAGCTGGCAGAGCGCCGGCTGGAAATGACCATCCAGAACATGCGCATCAATCATGCGGCTGTTTCAGCTACTCACTGCCGCGACTGCGGGGAAGAGATACCCGAGCGCCGCCGGGAACTGGTGGCGGGATGCCAGCGCTGTGCTGACTGTCAGGAAGAAGAGGAATTACGCGGTAAGCATCGGAGGTGATATGGCATCTGACAAACCGATAACAGCACAGCAGGCCGCCGATTTGCTCATCGTGTCTGCGCGGGTGATCTACCGCCTGATTGATTCTGGAGAGCTCGCCGGCCGCAAGGTCGGCAACAAGTACAGAACGACCGAGGCTGCGTGTATTGCATATTTGAAAACCCCGCGCGATCCTGTCATCGCGAACGCGGGTGAACATAAAGGAGAAGTTTTATGTCAATCACCCTCAGGGGCGGCGTGTGGCACTGTCATTTCTTTACGCCGTCAGGAAAAAGAGTTAGGCGATCTCTTGGCACGGGGGACAAAAAGCAGGCTCAGGAGCTCCACGACAAGCTGAAGGCGGAAGCGTGGCGGGTTGACCAGATCGGCGATCTGCCAGTCAGAACCTTCGAAGAATGCTGTATCCGGTGGCTGCGCGAAAAGGACCATAAGCGATCGCTGGATGATGACAAAACCAAAATTGAGTTTTGGCTGCAGCATTTTTCCGGACGTGATGTCTCGAAGATAACGGCGGAGGAAGTTCATGAAGCCGTTAACGGGATGATCAACCGTAAACACCTGCAGGTGTGGGAGAGTAAGCGTGATGCCGCGCTGAGGAAGGGTAAGCCTGTTCCGGAGTACAAACCACGGCAGGTTTCGCAGGCGACAAAGGCGCAACACCTTTCCTTTATTCGATCCCTTCTCAGGGCCGCGGCGAATGACTGGGGCTGGATAAAAACAGCTCCTGTTATCAAAACCCGCAAGCCGATCAGTAAGCGGATACGGTGGCTGACCAGAGAAGAAGCTGAGCGGTTGATCGAGTGCATGCCGGAGAGTATTAAGCCAGTGGTGATATTTGCACTGGCAACCGGCCTGCGCCGCTCAAACATCATCGGGCTTGAGTGGCAGCAGGTCGATATGCAGAGAAAGGTTGCATGGGTAAATCCGGAGAACGCAAAAGCGGGCAAGGCGATTGGCGTAGCTCTGAATGATACCGCATGCAGGGTATTAAGGGATCAGATAGGGAAGCACTCCCGATGGGTGTTTGTTCACACGACGGCAAAGCATCGCCCTGATGGAACGCTGACGCCCGCGGTTAGAAAAATGCGGGTGGATGACAATAACGCCTGGCGCGCCGGGTTGAAAAAAGCGGGGATCGAGGATTTCCGTTTTCACGACCTCCGGCACACCTGGGCGAGTTGGCTGATCCAGTCCGGCGTCCCGCTTTCTGTTTTACAGGAAATGGGAGGATGGGAGAGCATCGAGATGGTACGTCGTTATGCTCACCTGGCGCCGAACCACCTGACCGAACACGCACGGAAAATTGACGCCATTTTTGGCGCTAGCGACACAAATACGACACAAGGAGGAAATCAGGCTGGTTTAAAACTGGCGTAA